TGGCTTCTGAACGCACAACCTCTAGGTTTTGTTCTTCGGGCATTTCCTTTTTGGGGGTATGGGATTCTACGACAGAAGCCGTATCTGCGTTTGCACGCTTATCATCCATAATAGGATGATTTTCGTCAATAGGCATAGTATCACTATCAACTAATGACCTACCTATACCTACTGATGTGTCAGCAGGTGTAGCAACAATAGAAACCTCGTAAGGTTGCCAATTTGTTGCCAAAAAGTCATTATCTCGCTCTTCCATGTCGTTAATTACATAACCTGTGCTGACATTGCGTAAAATTCCATCTTTTACGTCTTGCCTTACTTCTTCTGCAAAACTATTTTTACTAAATCTAACTCTTGAGTAACCTTTCTTTTTTTTCTTATCTACATAAGCACGTTCTACAACACCTATCACTTTATTAGGATCATGGTTAAACAATAGTGGTGCAGAGTTGTTTAGCCTGTCTAAATCCATAGCACCATCATCGTGACTAAGCACCTCCATGCCAAAATTACGAGCTACTGGAAACTCACTGGAAAAGGCAAATTCGTAAACTCTCTCGTCCTTCTCTGCAAATGTTGTCTCGCCACTACGTTTGTAACATTCTGTAACACTTCTGATAGGATCTATCTTAGTTAGTGTGCTGAATTTGTGACCAACATAGGTATCTGTAGCATCGCCATCACGATACAACTGTATTAAAGCAGCAGGGTCATCTTCCGTTCCAGTAATAGTAAAAGAAGAATCTGGTACATCAATAGTTCCATCTCTAACAATTCTTGTAATCTTGCCTCTAGCTCTACCGCCAGAAGAGTTCCAACTTACAAAATCTCCAGTTTCTAAAGCATCTGGTGCTGCTCTTTTTTTAGTTTTAGTCACAGGCATAGAACGTAACTCCTTTATTCTAGCGGATTTTGCGTCAGAAAAACTTTTGCCCGCATTCCCGCCCCAACTACTCCATGCGACCCTGCCTGGACTTGGGTAACCATCTTCACCTGGTCTAAATCCCTCCGCTTTTTTGTCTACTTCATGTCTCGCAAACCATGCAGACATTTCAACAACAACCTGTGGACTTAACTCATTACCACTAAGAATTTGTGTAGCTCTTCGTGCTGCTACTTCTGTGCCGCCTTTTCTTCCTTCTTTTTTCCAATCTCTATATCTCTGTGCCTCTTCTCTCATGCCAGCAGTTGGCATTAAATCTATCTCCGTTCCATTAATAGTTGCCACTTGCTTCCTCCGATACGTTCTCGGCATCTTCGCCTGTTGGTTCTAAGGTATCACCAAATGGATCAATACTACCAACAGGTTTAAATTGTGAGCCACCTGATTGTGTTGTAGCACTTGGATCAGAATCGGTCACTATATTCATCTTATCTAACTTAGCTAGTTCAGATTGTCTTTGTACAAGAAGTTCTTCTACATCACCACCATTTTCTGCAATACATTCAGACAATGTTTTAAGACCAGATCGTATTGCATCACGTTGTGCCATTACTTCTTTTTGTGGATCAACATAGCTATATCCTCTACATACCCATCTAACTTTTTCGTATCTTTCTGGTTCTGTTTCGTATGTAGGCAGTTGCAAGGCATTATTCATAACAGCCATCTCTAACCATGCCTCATATATTGGCTGATAGAAATTTTCTTTAAGCATCTGCTGTATTGTTCGCCAATGATCTCTATCTTGAATCATTGCTAATCTGCTACTGCTGTAATTAGATTGTGAATAATCAGAAGATATAGCCTCAAAACTGCATCCTAAACCACTAGCCATACTGCGAAGCATTGTACGAACAAAAGGATCAAACTCTCCGTTAGGACTATCCATATCTGGAATAGTTACATTAGCACCAGGCTCTAGATACTTAAATTGACCTGGCTCAAAGCTAGTCACTCTGTCATAGTCATATACTTCTCCACCAGGATCTAGTTCTCCTTCTGGTGTACTAATAAATCCCATCAATGCACTACTAGCACGACATCTTATGAGACTTGCTTCTATATATCCATCAAGTTGTTTTAGATGACTTATGGCACTAGCTAAAAATGGTATACCACGATGCTGACCTGGTCTTTGTGGCATAAATAGATGTATTACATCTTTTGCTGGCACGATAATATGCTGCTTTTGTCCAATAGGTGCAGAAAAATTACTATCACCAGGATGTTTAGTAAGAAAAGCATAATTAACAGCACGCTGGAATCTATCCATCTCAATGCCTAAACGCCATACATTTGTTGGATCAGATAACTTACCTTTATAATCTTCGTCTAACTGATCTGCTTCTATTACCTCTAATGCAAATGGAACTTTGCTTCTGCCAAACTGTTTGCGATGCATTATTACAAAACTTTCTCCACTTTCTATCATTGATCTGACAGCTAATCTTTCTAACTCAGAAAAACATAAAACACCTCTTACATCGCAGCTATCTTTCCTACCCCACATAGACCATTGACCTTCTATCTGCTCATTTAACTTTGTATATAACTCATTGTTTCTTTGTTTTCTTATCTGTGCCTGTAATCTTACGCCTGTACCAACAACTTGATTTGTAGAATATCTAATTGCCTGTGCAGCATAATTATTATTACGAACAAGATCATGCACATTAGATCTTAGTTTTACAATCCCTTGCTTCCATTCTTGGTCAGCAGATGTTTGGTTAGTTACCCAACTTGCAGACAATCTGTCTACTCTTGCTCCTGTATA